ACCTTGATCAGTTCCTGGTGCTGTAACAGGGTGGGGAGTAGATGGTCCGCCACCACCACCAATAGTGATTGTAGTAGCTGTTGCAGGTAAAGGATAAGATGAAGGTGTTAAAATAAGACCTCCGCCTCCTCCGCCTCCACCGATTTGTGATCCGCCTTCTCCTCCACCAGCTACAACTAAAACTGTTCCAGTTGTTGCTGATCTATTAAATGTTCCTGATCCTGTAAAATCTGATATTAAAGTTCCTGCAAAAGGAGTTCTATCAACTCCTATAAATCCACCGTTAGACATTATGCTTCCTCCCAAGTATTATTTTCTGTGTTCCAAATGTAATCTTGATCTTCACTTTTTCCATTCCATCTCTGATTAGCTTCATCCCAAGCAGATGCCACATAAATATTTCCATGTATAGAATTAGGTCTTTCAATAGGAGGGTCGTATTGACATGTATCTTCATTAAAAATCCATGAATCAAAATGTTTTACCCCTTCAAATCTATCTTCGGCAGCATTATATGTGCATCCTATACCTGGGTATATTCCTCTATTATTCTTATTATAAGAACATTGTTTCCAATATGTTGTTGAAGGATAACTTCCTCCATAAAGTTCTTTTATGCTTTCGCTTTGAGCATCAGGTGCAGACATTAAATTAGTAACCCAATCTTCAGCACCTTGAGAATAATCACCACCATTAGCATCGACATCTTTATTTCTAATAACGATTACTCTTAAAACTTCGTGTGTGTCTGTTCTAACTTCAGCAAAGTGAGCCATACTCTACGACCCTCCTTAACTTAATTCCTCGTAGTTGATAGTGATAGTTGCATCTGAGTTTGCACTTGCTCCGGCTTCAATGTTATCGCCTTCTTCAAGATACAATGCAGTGTTTTTATCAATAACAACTAGGGTTGCGTCTGCTGGTACAGAAACAGTGCTTGCGATCATTATAGGTGATCCACCAGATTTTGTAATTGCAACAGAAACATCTACTGCAGATGATCCATCTATGTTTGCAATTATTATACTATTAACTTTAAAAACTTTTCCAGAAGAACCTGAGTTAAGTAAAATTTGTGTTGTTAATGTAGTATCTAAAGCTGCTTGAACAGATTTAGCTGTTATCGTTGCTACGTTTACTAGATTTGGTGCTGCCATATTTTATTCTCCTTTTATCTTTTAACCGAAAATTAATGCCATTGCAATAGCTTTTCCTGTGTTTATTGGTGTAGAATCGAACGTTAATTGACCAACTGCCGTCGTTCCTGAACCTGTTATACTATCTACTTTTAAAAATGTTCCTGCTGCTATATTTGCAGTAGGAAATTTAATTTCATACGATTGAGAGCTTGAATGAGGGGGTGATGTAAGCTTTATACCGTGACTGTTATTTTCACAGTTAAGCTGAATTGAACCTGGATTTGTTGCACCCATTGCTTCAATAAGACCAGTTCCTTTTGGTCTTAAACGTAAGTTAAGATTTGAATCATCTCCAACTGCACCAATTTGTGCACCAGCTCCTGTTGCAGCATTTGTAATATCAATATGGTTTACTGCAGATCCAGTTGTTTCAAAAATTAGTTGTTCAGCTCCATTTTCATCTCTGATACCATGAGCATCATCGAAGTCTATCATAAAAGAATTAGTATCTAAGTTACCACCTAATTGTGGTGATGTATCATCTACAACATCTCCACCAAACTCAACCATAGTAATATTTGGATTTGTGCCATCATCAGCTTTTGCATATGCAATTACAGTTTTACCGTTTGGTACTGCAGCCGAAGTTCCTGTTCCTGTAGCATATTTAAATGTTACAACTTGAGAACCTGATGTTGCATTTTTTAAAACGTAAAAATTTTGTACATCAAGAGGAATGGTTACGTTTCTTCCTGCTGTTAATGATCCTGTAAATTCAATAACTCTGTGTGAAAGAGTTGCACCAGTTGATCCATCCGAAACTGATAATGTTGTATCTCCTGAATCGGAAACAGCTTGAGTTGTATAACCACCAGTTATTTGTTCAATAATCTGTAAATTAGTATTAGTTTTTGTTCCCCATGTACCAGCGTTTTCACCGGTTGCTTGTAATTCTACCCCTAAAGGTGTGTATGTAGATGCCATAAATTTTTTCTCCTATGCAGCGTCACTATAACTTGTATTTGATCCAGTTGCAACATCCGAATATGTATCATTCGAACCTGTTGAAACATTACTATAAGATGTATTTGATCCAGTGTCAACATCACCGTAAGCAAATATATTTACTGATCCTATATTAAATGTTGCAGATTGTCCTGTTAATCCAACCTGAATATCAGCTATAGTTACTGAGCCAATACTAGCACTAAATGACTGACCTGTTAATCCTAAAGTCATATCATTAGGGTCCATAGCACCAACACTGCTTGTTAAAGCTAGACCACTAGGTTGAATTAAAGCGCCACCTAAACCTATGATAGATCCTTGACTAAATGTTGCTTCAAGGCCAGAAAGCACCGCAGCATTATTTGGTGCGATAGCTGTTCCTAAAGAAGATGTTAAAGAGAATCCTGTTACGTCAACTTGGTTATCAGAAGAACCTGTTGCAGTTCCTTGACTTAGAGTCATGGACAGTCCAGATATAAGAGCTGTTGCGTTTGGTACAGTTACAGTGCCTTGACTAAATGTTGCTTCAACACCAGTTAAACCTAGTGTCATGTCATTAACTGTAATTGTGCCTAAAGAAAAAGTTGCTGCTATTCCTGTTAAAGAAACATTTGCATCTGCCTCAACTGTTAATGATCCAATACTAGATGTAGTAGAAATTCCTGATGGTTGTACAACTGCTGAGCCTTCAATTGTTGCTGATCCAACTGATGAAGAAAAAGAAACACCGTCTACTGATACGTCTGAACCAAGACCTGTGGTTAAAACAAACTCACCCCATGCACCTTGATCGTATGCATTATTACCCCAACCTTGTGGACCCAAAATTGTTTCAATTTCAAGACCTGTTAAAGTTATCTCTACATCATTAAGATCACTCCACTTACCATCATTCCAAGATTGTGCACCCCAACCTACATTAACAACTGTAGAGCCACCCCATTGAGATTGATCCCAGGTTAACCGGCCCCATCCTGAAGTAACCGACATGGTCGGCCTCCTATGCTAATCTGATTATTGCTGCTGTAGCGTCGTTTGTAGGAAACTCAATTTTAAAAGTTCCATTACTAGCTGTCTTGTCACCACCAAAAGCTATGATAGCAACTGCATCAGTTGTTCCTGATCCACCAGCTGTTGTAGTATTATATATCATTGCACCATTTGCTGTGAAAGAAGCTGAAGTATATGTTACATCACCAAAATCTGTAAAAGCAGTAGTTCCTGTTAAACCAACTCCTGTTCTTGTAAGAGTTGCACCGCCTGCAGTGTATGCAGTTCCTGATGTATTTGTAATTTCATTTGACGTTGAATAATCTGTTGTAGCTGCACCTAAAGATGCAGAGCTAGTAAATAAAGCTAATTTAAAAGTGTGTCCACCTGATGAAGCAAAGTTATGCTTACCTTGTAAAAGTTCTTGTTTAAAACTTGAACATATTGCCGATGTTATTGCCATAATCTATTCTCCTACGGGTTTGCTGAGTTTACTGGTATACGAACAGCGCCATCAGTATAGTCATCTCTTCGTCTTCTACCAACTTGTTCGTTAGCAAACTTCTGTACTTCGGTTTTATACTTATTTTCATATAGTGTCAACATATCTATCGGACCTTTTAAAAAGGCATATGCCTCTGATAGACAACAATACAATAGTCCGTTTGGAAAGTTAAGACTAATATAATTAGTATCATTATTCTCTAATAATGCAGGCATTGCATTAAAATGTATTCTAAATCTATATGTTGTATTTGGTGTTGGAGCAAAAAATATTCTTCCTGATGTAGTATCAGATTCCCCTGTAGCACCACCATACATAGCGTAATATTTAGGCTGACCTTGTGCCGCTGCAGTGCCAGTAATGTCTTGATACTCTTGAAGATATGTCACGTCTTTCTTCTCTAGCCATCTGTTAGCTCCCGTAATAGCTGATCCATTTGTATCGTAAACCTGTATACCTCTAACAAATACACATCCTGCTGGAGCATTAATTGTTTCTTGTCCAGCAACAAGATTACCTAATTGTTGTTTTCTATCAGCATCAATTGGTACATCTCTAAAAATTCTATATTGTGCATTTAAAATAATATTCTCTAAAACAGCATCTGTTAAAACATTTGAATCTGTTTCAGTATAACTTTTTATTTGAGTTTTTAATCCTGATGCACTTAATCCAGCCATTATGCTACTACCTCTCTACATGCTAAACAATTTTTTCTAAATCTATTGTGTTTTGAACAATGTTCTTTTTTAACAGCTTCTTCATTTTGATACACAGGAACATCTGGTTCTTTTAAATGCAACATTACTTCATGAGGATCCATTTCCTCTTTTGGTGTAAACCAACCTTTAATAGTATTAATTATATATCTTATCATTTTATAATATTCCTCTTAACATTGGACTAACATAAATGTTTTCTCCACCACCTGTTATATTACCAACTGCGTTATAAGGCAAGGTAACAGTAAAGCCTGTATTAACTACTTTTGTAGCTGGCATTGCTCCAGTTTGTTCAGTTCTTGTGGTTACAGATTGTATTTCTAAACCTGGAAAAACATTAGCAATAGCATGTGCAGTTGCCGTTGTGCTTTCAAATGTCTCTCCTCTAAAAGGAGCATTAGTGCCTCTTGTTAAACCCGTTAGAGTTTGTGCTCCAGATGTGCCTGTGTATTTTATAACTTCTCTTTGAATTACAGGAACATAGTCAGGATTTGTTGAACTAGGTGAAGTTGCACTTTGTATAAAATAAAAACCTGTTCCAGGAAAATTTGTATTAGAATCAAACGTAGCAGTTGTTGCTGAATCTGTTATGGCATCTGCTATTGCAAATATTGGAAAAAGATTACTTCCTAAATTAAAACTTTGTGTAGGATCATTACTAGCTGGGTTATAAAATAAAACAAAATCTCCAACCTCTAAAGTATGATTAAGTAAACTTACAGTTAAAGTTGGACTACCATTTGTAATTGTAAAAGGGTTATTTGGTAGAAGCACCGGAGTTGGTAATTCAGTTCTAGCTGATCTAACATGTCTTAATGCAACACCATCAGCAGACATTGGTTTTGGTTCTAATTGTGGTTGTTTTGGCTCAAACTCAGATACATGAACAAAAGATCCATTCCATTCTCTAACCATTTCTCTATATGGAAACTCCATACCAGATCGATCAGAAATTGCTTTTGCATGTTTTCCTGTTGCGTATTTTGCCATTATACTCCTGGGTAATAAGCTTTAGGTGTTATGTGTGTGCTAGACGCAGATCCATCTTCTGCTAAAGCTCTAGCTAATTCATCTTCATAATACAGTTTCATAGCTTGAACTACCTGTGGTTGATATTTTTGTGCTAAATAAAATGCTAATCCAGCTATCATACAAGGCACAAATCTAAATGGTACATCTGTTGCATTTGTATAATCACCTACATCTTGAATTCTTTTTATGTAATAAAAATGCATATCTTTAGAAGCGTTTGTTGCATCTGGTGTTGGATAAACATGCACTCTAACTTTATCAATAAATCTTTCTACCCAATATTGATTAGGTGTTCCTTTTGAAAGTTTGTTTGAGAAACCAGCATAAGTTGATCTATCTACTTTTGACATTGGACTATCTGATTGAGTTGTTTGAGTTCTATTAGATCTTAATTGTGCTTCAAGGACATCGGATATTCCATATATACCATTTGGATTTGATACAGCACTTGTACCATCATCGCTTGATCTAAAAAAATCATATTCTGCTTGACCTTCAATTAAATCAACATCAAGTTCATCTATTTCCCAATAGTGAATACCTCTATTACCCCATTCTTGAAATAAAATATTAAGAGATCTTCTTGCAGATTTTAATTGATACCCTGCTACAGAATTTAATCCAATACGTTCAAATGCGTCTTCTACTATTTCATCAATAGCAAAAGTTTTATCAAACGTTGCTGTTCCTGAGGTAGTGTTAGCCATTTAACCTCCTAGCCGTCAAAGAATACTGTTAAACCTGTGATTACTCCAACATTTACTTTTATGAAAGCCCCTGAATCAAAAACCATTCCATCATCTGGAATGTATGGATCTAAGTCTCCTGCATCTACAGGGAGACCTAAAATTTCTGACCCATCAATGCTTGAATTATTAAGAAATATAGTTCCTGCACCAGCGTTTACTGCATGCATTCCTCTAACTCTAGTTCTTCCAGCAAATAATGTTCCACCTTGATCAGCTGCAACACCTGAAGAAGTATTAGTTCCTACCGCTCCTGAAGCTGCAATTTGAGTAACTGTATTGTAATATTTTGTTGATGTTACTGTGCTATTATTAGGACCTGTTAGATCTTCAGTTTGTGAAGCACCTGTTGGATCAGTTCCAGTAATTGTAAAAGTAACAGCAGAAATATTACCAGTTGAAACCAAAGTAATTTTTTGACCCAGGTTAGTGCCACCAAAAGTTGCGGCTGTACCTGCAAGAGTCATATTACCGGCTCCTCCTAAAGTTTGAGCTGCAGCAATCGTAGTCGCAGCGGCTGCTGTGCCATCAGTAAATCTTTTTGCTTTTATGTCTGTTGCCATTTGTTCTCCTTAAAATTTGTGTGGGGCCGGAGCCCCACACTAATTATTTATTACGCTGCAAATGCAAATGCACCAGTAGTTTGAGTTGTTTCTCTCGCTAATGATGATGCAATATGCCAAGTGCCTGTTTCATAACAAATGAAAGCAATTTGTCCACCAACAGTTAACAAGTTTGTTGTTGCGTTAGCTGCTGTAAAAACTAATTGAGTTTCACCTGCTGTAGAAATATCAACATCTGCTTCTCCGCCTGATCTTGATTCAATAACTGAACCAGTAGCCCAAACGTCAGTTCCAGCTGCATCAAAAGTTAAAGTGTTAGTTCCACCAGTTGTGTCAACTGCTTGCATGTAAACACATACTGTTCCTGCTGTTGCTGCAGGTAATGTACAACTTGCTGCGGCTG